GCTGCGAAGCCAGTTTTAGTAACTCATGGAAGGAGCTTTTAGTAACCATGAAACCAGTATATCACAATCAACTACCTGCTATGAGGGGATACTTACCAAGAAATAAAACAGCTTTTTCCTGATATCAGCTTTGAGGGATTAAAAAAAACCATGACGATTATTGCGGGGGAATTTAATTATAAGGAGGCCAAATGACCAAGACCGAGAATTGGGAGAAAATTTTGCTAAAAAAAGTCTATGAGGTAAAAGGAACGCCGGAAGAACGCCTAATGGATTTTTACGAATTTACCGTTCTAAAAATCAATCAACTCAAAGCCAAATGGGAGAAGGAAGAACGAAAGAGAGTGGTGGGGCTGTTAGATGAGGCACTAAGTGGCGAAAAGTTAAGAGGTATGACATTATTTAAGTTGAAAATAATTTTAGCCCACCTGAAAGAGAGGGAGAAATGAGGAAAACACAGGAAGAATTAAACCCAAAAGGAAAAAATAGGGTCACCGTTGAGCTAGACCTGACAACCAAACCAGCGAGGATAGGGCTAGGAGCTGACTATTCGCTTTGGGACAGTTTCTTCATTTTATTAGAAGGCGTGGCTTTTGTTACCAATGCCCTTATCCAATCTAAGGCCAAAACACCAAAAGAAGTAAGCGAAAAGATAAACAGACAACTAGGGCAAGCTATGATGGATTATAAGTATCTTGGGAGAAAAAAAGAATGACCAAGCCTGAGAAGAAAGAGATGGGGAAGGAAAATAGCCCAACCCAGTTAATTGAGGATTTAGTCGAAATTAGCGAGCCGAATACTCTCAGGTCTAACGCAGGTCGGCTAAAAGCAATTTTTTACCTAGATGACTTGGTGGGGCTAATCAAACACTTAATCCAAAAACTAAAAATGAAAATGACTCACGAAAAAATAGACGCAGAGTTACGGTCTATCCCCAAAGGAGAATATAGGGACGGATACTTAATGGGCTACTCAGATGCGATTGAAACAATGATGGACGAGTTCGGCAATTTTAATGTTCCAAAACACCTGAAAGAGAGGGAGAAGTGAAAGTTTACGAAAGAATTTACGATAATCCGAAGAACGAGGACGGAACCGAAAAGCCAAATAAGTTATTGGGCGAGTTTGAGTTAATAGGTGGTGATATGAGCGACTATAGCTATGAGGTTTTTGTTAAGGACAAGAAAGGTGAGGTTTACAAGCTGACTGGGAGAGAAGTTAGTGGTTTTTACTTCCCAGGCGAGGGCGGAACAAAACACTTTATCACCAAGCTGTCAGAGTGTCCTGATATAGAGGCCTATATCAAGTATGTTTTGAAAGAGAGGGAGAAGTGAAGCCTGAGAAGTGGGAGAGGGAGATAAGAAGTTATGTTCAGCCCATTATTCCAATTAGGTTTAGGGCGTTGAAAGCAGCCGTTTATCGCCTAATTGACCAAGCTGAACGAGAGGAGAGGCAGAGGATTATGGGGGAGATAGAGGAAGCAATATTCCAGAACGCCGACCCAGACCTGAAAACGGTGGACTACGACGGAGTGGTGGGGTCATTATCTAAGTTGTTAATAGACCTGAAAGAGAGGGAGAAGTAACTTAACAATTCTGGTGAGCCTTTTGGCTTAGCGGCCAAGTTGGCTAACCAAAGCGTGCTATGCTAGCCGACCTTAAGCTCTCGGTTGACCCTGTTAGCAGGGCTGTCAAGCACGCTAGGCTCGCCAGAGAGGTTAAGTTAGTTTAGGCCAGCTTACAAAAATAAAAAGTTTAGGGAAGGAGGAGAAATGAGGCCAGCGATATTTTTTGTATTCGGCAAAAAGAAGAAGGAAATGTCAGCCGACTTAGTTTCGCTTCTTTCCTTACTGTATGGAATGTCAAATACAGAGGTGAAAAGAAAAATTAGAGAAGGGTCTTTTGAATGGTATGTCGGGCAGTCAAACGACCCGGATATAGAATTTATGAAACCCTTAGACTTGCCCTCTGATGGTTAGTTTTTGAAAATCATAGAAACCGCCAGCCGAAAGACCGATCATTATGGCGATAACTATCGCCGTAAAAGTTTCACAACCAAAACTAATCAGTAATGGCGTTGCCCCTAATCCGCCGACAAGGTTGACCAACGGACACCAACGGTCAGACATTCCCATTTTTTTAAGAGCGTTGTTTAAAGCGACCAAAACAGTCGGGAAAGCGGCGAGCAACAGTTTTTCATCGTTGATAAAGTCAAACATTTTCAACCACCTCCTTTGAAAATTTAAGTTTTAATAACTGGAACAGGGAAAATTCTTTCATTTTTGAGGCTAATGAAGCCGTTAAGAGCTTTCTAAGGCGTTCAGTTTCCAAAAGCTGATCATCTAGTCGTGTATTCACCGTCTTCAATTCTTTTTCGGTGCTAGCGACCTGTCCTTCCAGTAAAGAAGCCCTTGTCCTCTCTTGGTCTCTTTCTTTAGTGATTTCCATTTTTTGTTTTATCAAGTCGGCGTTATCTGCCTCTTGCAATAAAAGCTGTTTCTTTGTTTCGTTGCCCTCGTCTATTGATTTTGATAAAAGATCATTAAGACTTTGGATTTTCATTTCCATTTCCCTTATCTTGTCTTCAAGGTCGGCTTCTTCGTTGATCTTGCCGGAATAACAGATAATTCTAAATATGTATCTTGAGGGGTCGCCGTATCTTGCTTGGAAGTATTGCTCTGTTCCGTCTATCGGGTCATAGATTAGATATGACCCGGCTTCGTCTTTGCCGATAATGCAAACCCAATGCTGGTCAACCTTAGAGGTCGTAGGATTATAGTCAACCTTTATAATCGGCACCCTTTTGCTTTCTAAAATTTCATCAATTAAAGAAAGTGGGGCAGGGGTAGAAGAACACTCGCCTCTTTCCCAAATATCCCAATCAAAATTTATGTCCGGGTAAATTTCCGTAACTTTGGCGTAGATTAAATTACAGGCGTCTTGATAACCCTTGACCCTTTTCAATTCCTGATTAAGTCTTGCCGGGTCGGTATCCTTGCCGTGATAAGCACAGACCGCCGAAACACAAGAAATTAAACAACCGTGGGAAGCAATCGTGTAAACAGTTGAGGTGCCGAGCTTATCCTTATATTCGGTTTGATTGAAGTATTTTGGGAGTTTTAACTTCATATTGAGGAATTTTAATATACACTAATTTTGTTTCTTTAGCAAATCAATTTCCGATTTTAATTCTTTTACCGCCTCAACCAAAAGAGGTATCATCTCCGTTATATTTACCCCTTTTTCGCCCTTCTCATTTACTCCCACCAAAGTTGGCAAGACCTTTTCAACATCGCCAGCGATGAAACCGATATGCTCACGGTTGGTTTTATCTTTCTTGTATTGAAAGTCCACCACTCTTAATTTTGCAATATCGGAAATACCGCCAATTCTCTCTTTAATGTTCTTCTTCAAAGAAATATCGGAATAATAATAAAGGTTCCAGTACCAGATATTGTTGCCGTTTATTGTTGTATTGTTTAAATTTTCAATCGCCGCACTTCCCACATTGTCAAGATTGTGATTATCAAAATCTACATCATCGGTAAAATGACCGTCAAGCTTCATATTGCCTTCAACATTGAGGTTTCCAGCACCAGAGGTAGCAGTAATATACAACCCTCCCTTGATTGTCGTTTGCCCGTCTTCAGGAATGATAATCTTGTCCCAACTATTGACGTAGATATACATCGGTGAACCGATGGAATTAATACCTATCCTATTGCTAGTGTCAGCCCAAATTCTTGAACCACCCTCCCATCTGATATATACATTTCCTAAACCTCCGCTTGAACTTCGGCGGAGGTAAAGCATAGAAATCGCCCCACTACCGCCAACCGTTAATTGACCAGAATTTATGGAATTGGCACTTAGATTGGAAACGGTAATCACTCCGCAATCAAGAGTTCCGGCAGTAATTTTGCTTGCACTTATATCGTTCCCAAGTTTGACGTTTAGAATTGAACTGTTGGCAATGCGGTCAACATTTAAAGTTCCGGCGGTGATAATTGAGGCCGTGATGCTTCCGGCGGTAATTGTGCCGATGTCTGCACTTATGGCGGATAGAGAAGAAACATTTATTTTGTCAGCCGTTACGGCATCAGCCTGTAATTTATCGGTTGAAATTGAATTGGTCGCCAAGTTGTCAGCTGTAATAGAATAGGCTTGAATTTTATTCCCGGTAATTGTTCCGTCAGATATTTTTACGCCACTCAAACTTCCAGAAGTAAACCTGTCGTTAGGGTTTAGAAATTGACCAACCGTAATTGAATCCGCCCGTAAATTTGAAACCGTTATAAGACCGCAATTAAGAGTTCCTGTTTTTATTAAACTTGCCGAGAGCGTTCCGGTTGTGATCACACTCGCACTCAAATTTGCAACGGTAATTAAATCGCAGTCCAAAGTGCCAGCCTTGATCGCATTGGCAACAATCGTTCCATTTGCGAGCAAAATAGAATTTCCGGCATTGTCAACAATCTGAATGCCGTAATCAGAACCGATAACACCGATCTGAACCCTGTTTCTTGTGCCGTCATTAATGTTAAAAGTATATGGGTATTCTGGCGTAACACCCAGCATCTGCATCACTCTTTCGGTTCTTTCTTGGCGTTCTTCAAGTTTGCAAACATCGCCTATAAAGTTTGGGATTGTTCTTCTTCTCATTTTTATTCTCCGACAACAAGGGAAACTTCTAGCTGGTCGTTATTCCCTATTTTGACCTTTCTCTCATAAACCCAAAGCCACTCGTTTAAATCAAATTTATCACAAACAAGGCAAATCGCATCTCCGACTGAATAATTAAGAATATCAGTTTTTTCGTCAACTCTGGCGTTGAAACTAATCACCATTGACGGATTTTTAAGCCATTGAATATCCTGCCAAACCATATCTTGCAAAAATTCAAGCGTGGACATATCCCGATAATTCTTAATTGCTTCCCTTCTTTTGTAAACTGATTGTGAAGTGGCGTCTGATCTTGAAACTATTGCCGTGTTACCTGTCCAATGCTGTCCAAGCCCCCATTCGTGATTAACAATATCCCAGCTGTTATATAAAACCTCCATTGATACGATATTGTCTGGGTATCTAAAGACTACTTCCTGCTGGATTGTGCCTTTGTAGGGATAATAAACATTGAACACCTTTGAAGGCGTTATTTCAAAATCAAAACCATAATCGCTAGAGCCATCATTGCCCTGATTTGAAAGTTCCCTGATCGCATCTAAAACATTCTTTTTATCGTAACTCGGTGATCTTGAAATTGAGGTTTCAATCGTGCCGATAGTTATCCCAAAACTGCCATAAGTCAAAGCCTGTGTCTCTTCTATCAAAGTTCTGGCAATAGTTCCGGCATCGGTGGTTGTAAATACTCTTATGCTTTCAACACCGCAGTTTCTCTTACTCAGCATGGCAACCCAATCTTTGGCCGTGTATTCCCAATAAAGATTATTTCCGTCAATTACTTTTTTGACAATTTCAAGTTGACCCGACCAGATCAGAGTATCTTTGTAAAAAATGTCAAGCTCGCTTACACCTAAATTAAGAATAGAGGTATTAGCCATTTCGTCATCGGCATCTATCCTAAACCCTGCTTCACAACCGTCATTTAAAATCTGGGTGAACCACCTTTCGGTAGCATTAACAAGGCTAGCGGTATATTTTCCTGTTGAGGGGTCTTTAATCAAAAACTTCCAGTCGCTTTTTAGAGAAGGCGTTTCGGTTCGTTCTATCTCATAATACTCAGAAATACTAAGGCTATCAGATAGGCTTTTTACCTTGCCGGAGGTGCTGGCGTCATAGATATAAATTCCGTCTGAAAGGTTTTTAACTATTTTTCTTGAAGATGTTTCGGCAACAGAAAGACTATCGCTAAAATCACGATTGAAGCCAACAAACTTAGATATTTGCTCTGATATAGATTGTGTTTCATAAAACCATTTAGCCATCTCGCCGTTGAATTTTGCCAATAAATCCTCACTTATCTTCAACGGTGTATTGATTGAAAGGTTTAGGCCGTATTTCCTAGCCCCATATTTAAAGGTTCCGTAAAGCGATCTGGTTATGCTGGGGCAGATTGATAAATTCTCCGTGATCTGGAGCGAATCGGAAAGTGGGTTGGTAATCGGGTTGGTTTCCAGCGAATCGGACAAATCCTGAGAGGAATAAATTGCGAGTGGTTTTTGAAGCGAAAAATCGTCTTGGACGTTGATCGTGTGGCTATGAGCCTGAAACCAAGCATCAATCCTATAAGTTGAGATAATTGACTGAATTGTGGCGTTTGGCTTGAGGTAAAAACCTTCTTCGGTAGTGCGGTAGGTTGTGTTATATACCCCATGATGGGTTAGAACAACAAGGTTCTTATCGGTATTGTTTGCTAATTCTGTTTGAAGGAAAGTTAGGGCATCGCTACTTAATTCACCAGGCGTTGTGCCGATAAGTTCACCGACAAAAATAAAGTGAATGTTACCGATGTCAACGGCAAAGTTAAGTTCAGAAACCCCCACTTTGCTTTTCCAGTTTGAAAAATCCCCGGAAGTATATGGATTATCATCGTGGTTTCCGGGTATTTCATACCAGAAGTTTCTCGGCACCCAGCTATGGCTTCTTGCGTCAACGTAGTATGCCAGTTGTGAATCTTCACCGGGCTGAACGGTATCGCCCAAAACAAAAACATAATCAACAGAGCCATTTAAATCAACAATGGCATCTATAAAATTATCTCTTGCGGTGGTAGTCTCAACGTGGGTATCGGATACCAGCCAGATATTCTGAGAAGCCCCTGTGTATGGGTAGGGAAGAATTAAGGTCGTGTTATATTGATCGTCCCAAGCCCCATCAGTCCGGCATCGGATTAAAACCTCACGGCTATCCTTGACCAGTTGCATTACTCTGGATTGCTGTCTGTCCGAGCCTACGCTGACAGTTATGGCAGAAACATTTTGATATAACATGGCTAGATACCTATGTAACCATCACGGTATATAACCGACACTTTTCTCTCGCCGGAACCGCCGATTGTGCCGGAAACCGTAATAGTATTAGCACCTTCTTTTAGCCACCAAAAGTCATCGCTGTTAATGTATGAGTATCTTCTATTGCCGGATTGATCTTTGATCGTTTCGTTGAGCATATTAAAATCTATATAATTTCCGGCGGCAATCGTAATCCCGGTTAAAGATACCGTTTTCCCCAAAGTAGTATTTGTAATCACCGGATTCGTAACATTACCATAAACTCTTACCGTAGGATAAACGGCAGAATTGCCATTATTAGTTACCGTTCCTGAACCCGCCGAAAGGTTGATGCTTGTCGTAGTTTGGGTTTGAGAATATAAAACCGGGTCTTCGGCAATTAACTCAATTCTGAACTCGCCCATTGTTACCTCGCCCGGAAGAAGATCGCCTTGTATTTCCGAATTAAGATGAACCTGTGTCTGTAATGAAGTTGCCCCCTGAGTAACGAATTTTAGCCAAGTCAACCCATCTCTCGGCGTGTCAAAAGCGGCCTCCAAAGCCCTTCTCCTTGTTTCATAATCGGCGGAAGTTGACGATCTTACCCCAACAATTAACCTGATTAGTCTTTCTCTCCAAAATGCTCTCGGTGTCTTGATGCCGTGAAATCCGGGTCTATCCCATTTTGACACTTCAACCGTAGCCGAACCAAAACCATAAGCCTCTTTAAGAGTGTAATAACTTGAAGATTGCCCTATCGCTAGCGGTGCGGTGATATTCGCAATCATCTCTGACCACCTCCAGACTTCATGGCAAAACTCGCTCTTTCCATTATCATATCCACGTCTGCCTCCTTTTTAACCGTTACATAAAAATTCTGGACAACATTCCCTCTGGTTTTATCGCTTAGACCCATATTCTTCATTATATCTGCCATTCTTTTGGGAAAACTTAACGGCAAGACTATTTCCGGTCCAGCTTCACCGACTAAACTTGGTCTGGTTGCTAAACCGCCTTCTGCATAGGCACCGCCTCCACCCCCTCCGCCTCCGCCTCCGCCCCTAAAACTGGAACTGTAATTTATCCCTGCGTTTGCACCGACAATCGTTGCCAGTCCACTAGATTTTGAGAGTACATTATCAATGTCGCTCTCCATTTGAGAAACCCTTTGTTTAAAGGTAGGATAAGCCGAATCAAACCCCTCGTTAAACCCATTGATAAGCTGTTCCCCACTTTCCACCGCACTTGCCCCTATCTCCGCCAGCCTCTCCTCATGTTCCCTTTGCATTTCGTCTTTTTCTTCGTTAAATTTATTCACAAGCCTTGTAATATCGTCATCGGCCACTTTATCGGCTAGCCTTGCAAAATCTTCCGAGTATTTTTCCCTGATCAGTAACTCCTCGTCAAGTTCTTCCTGTATCGTTTCTTTTTTCTCGGTATAAGATTCTTTAAGAGAGGCAACGTCTTCTTCATACTGCGTTTTTCTTTCGGCCAAAGCCTCTTCATAAACAAGGTTTTCTTCTTCAAGACCTTCCTTTATTTTTTCAAGTTCGCTATTTAGTTTTTCTTCAACGTCTGAAACTTCCTCGTCATAAACCGATTTTCTGCCAGCAAGCGAATCGGCAAGCCCTTTCTCTTCGTAGGCGATCATCGCCTTTAATGAAGCGACCTTCTCGCTGTCGGCCATCGCCCCCAATGCTTCTTCTCTCGCAAGCTGGGTTTTCAAATTGTTAAGCCTTGCCTGACCTTCCTTTTCAATCAGGCCGACTTCGGCGTTGTATGCTTCGGTTATCTTTTCAATTTCTTCTTCCGATCTTTTTCTCTCCTCCTCCATGTCCTCAATAATGCTTTCTGTTTTATCGGCATGACTTTTTTTGATGTCGGCCATCGCTTCGTCATAATCAGAGCCAAGACCGCTAAGGCTTTTTTCATAGCTGATTTTTTCTTCTTCCAAATCTTCGGTTAATTGCTGGATTGCGTCTCGGTGAGACAAAACCAAATCTTCAAAACTTTCTTCAAACGATTTTGTCCTTTTTTCAAGTTCCTTCAAATACTTCTTGTTTTCCTTCTCCAAATCGGAAAGCATTTTCTTATCGCTTTCAGAAATCTGTTCGTTAGCTTTTTGAGTATCATTCACCATTTGATCTCTGCCTTCTTTGTTCTCTGAGGTTACACTATCCCACCAATCCGAAAGATCAAAAGTAACTCCTTTAACATAATTGGAACGGGCGTTCTCCATATCTTTGAAATTTCTCAAAATCCCTTCCTGTATTTCACCGCTTTTCTGCAACCACTCGTCATAAGCCTGATTAACACCATTAAAATCCCCCTTAACCATATTTGAAAGAACCTTGCTTGCCTGTGCAGCACTTCTGACTACAAACTCAATTCCACCGCCAAGAATCTGAAAATAATTTATTGTCTGGCGGATTGCCGCCACGAAAACATTTAACTGCTGAACCGAAACATTGACCATTTTCTCAATAATATCTTTGTTCCTGACGAAAAAGTTGATTGTTTCCGTTACCACGCTTTTCATTTCTACACCAACGGTTCTTGCAAGACTGGCAATTTTGCCCTTATTATCTTCTAAAAAGACGGCGATATCTGAAGCAATACCCGACTGTAAATCTTTAAATTCTTCAAAAGCCGGTATCAATGCCTCGCCTAAAGACTGCTTTGTCTCCAAAAGAATGGCGTTTAAACTTGTTTGTTTTCCCTTGTATGAATCAAGATATTTCTCAGCGTCTCCATAAGCAAAAGCCGATTCGCCAAGATAACCGTTAATTAAGGCTTGAGTTGCGGCATATTTCTTGGAACTTGAATCTAAGTCTTGGATTTCAAAACCAGCCTCCTGCATGATAATTGAAAGGTTTTTCTGAACACCAGCGGAATCTGTTAAAATTGAGTTTCTGTTTCTGATACCCCTAGTAGTGTTAATAATGGCATCGCCGTAATCATAAAGAACCCGGTTAAATGAGGCGGTGTCCTTCATGGCGTTGACCATTGATTCTGCCTGCTCAACCGTTGCCCCGGATAAACCAGCAAGGATATTTTTTAGGGCTTCTGCGGATTGAGCCGGGGTTAATAGTCCATCTTCAGATAACCTTTTAGCGGCTTCCGTTGCTTCATCGGCACTATGTCCAAATGAATTAGCCACCGAAACCAACCCGGCCATTGTCGTTTCGTAATTAGCGGCAACCTCCACCGATTCAAACATTGTCTGGTTTAAGGCATCAACCGCCTTTTTAACCAAGCCAAAAGAAAACTCCAACCCTCTAACAATAAGGTTTCCTTTCACAAATGCACCGACAAGTGAATTAAAACCACCGCTAGCACTTTTTGATTTTTTTTCCTGATCGGAAACTTCCTTATTCAAACCATTAAGATCATCTTCAACCTGTTTTATAGTTTTTGAGGCGTTGTTAATCGCTTCTATTACAATCGCTAATTCTGATTTTTCGTCAGCCATTTTTAGTTCGCTTTTCTTGCAAATTTGCCACTTTTGCCTCTTGGTTTCTAAAACCAATGATCATTTCAACAAGATCATCTGGCAAAGACCAGTATAATTGCCAGTTACCTCTAAAGTGTTCTTCTACCAGTCTATACTCCCAATACTCGACGGGAATTTTCTCAATATCTCCCTTATAGGCAAAATGGTTATAGATTGCCTCAAAGTCTATTTTTTTTTAGGCGTAGGCAAAGAATCTTTTAAAATTTTAAAATCGTCGTCTGGCAAACCGTCAAGGCTTTCAATCTTGACCGGTATTTCATTCCCGGCCTCGTCTTTTAGCGATTTAACCGCAAACAAAACAGACTTATCTTCCATTTCGGAGCGATAGGAGGCGTTTAGCGATTTTAATCTGATTTTGCCGTCATTATCTTTCTCGTATTCCGCACTAGAAAGCATAATTGCTTCAATCGCCTTTTTCTCACCTCTGAGATAATAGGTATAAACCTCGGCTTTCAACTTAGAAATAGGTAATAAAACCTCTTGAAAAGGTCTATCCATTTTGCACCTCCTTTCGCCCTCTAATTTTTAGTAACTAACCTGAGCATTAACCAAACTTGCACTCACGGTCTTAGAATCGCTGATGCCGAAATTGCCGTCAAAAGCGACTGTCTGTGTCGTGATTTCATTCTGGTCTGTGCCTTTACCCCAATCTCGGAAAGACATTGGCGATAAAGTGATCTCAAGTTTAGGCGTGCTGGCTGTTCCAAGAAGAACATCGGTGTTTTCAATTTTAAGCAAACAAGCCTTTTTGCTACCGTCAACGGCATAATCCCTCACGGTTTCGCTGTCAAAAACCAGTTCCATATCACCGCTAACCAGAAATGCCCTGTTAAGAATCTCTGTCGGGTCAACACTTCCCAAATTTTGCCAATCAATTACATTTTTGTTAAATGTTAAATTGAAAGCCCTGACTGGGGTAGCCGAAGCTGTCCCTAATGCGGCGATTGTGCTGGCAAACTTAACCGAAACGTGTGTCGCCAGAAAATCATTTTGGGCGGTATATGACGGAGTTTGCGTGGTATCTTCGCCGACTTTTGAGATAAATCCGGCATTGAATTTAACATAATCCTTCAAAACGCAGTTGATCGTTAGTTGATTGAGCATCGCCAGAGCATAAACCTCATCAGAGGTTTCGTCATTGGCAAACAGCGATAAAGACGGATGCTGGTTGGTGTTCAATCTGGTAAAAGCGTGAGTATAGGCAGAATCTGTCGGTCCAGTCGTTGACCAAGTTCCTAGACAAGCGGCCAGAAGAAGACCGAAGTCTTTGTCCCTGACCAATCCGCCGAAACTTCCTTCACCAAGTTTTTCTACAACTTTGGCGTCTGATCTGCCATCAATTACCCCTAAACCAGATTCGTTGACGGCATATTCAGCTTTAGGAACGAAGTCAAAATCAATCTTCGGCATCCAGAAAGAACCAGTTGCCTCCGCAGTCCCCCTAACGCTTTCTTTTGTGAAGCCAACGTTAATTAACCTTCCTATTTGATAACCCATAATTTTTCACCTCCTTTAAAATTCTAACATAATTTATAATTTAGCTTTCTTTTTAGCTTTTTCTTCCGCTAAAACTCTCGCTTCTTTTTCGTCTTCTGCTTCTACGCTGACCCCTAAGCTGGGATAGAAAAAGGTTGTCTTAATTTTACCCTTTTCGTCAGTATGCTGTAATTTAGCCGTCATTCCGGCTTTGATTCCGACACCTTCGTTTGGCATAAAATTCACCCCCTCTCGTTAGGTGGTATTTTTCACCTTAAATTTTAAACTAATATAAATATGGATTTCTTTTGCCACACCGCCAGTCATTTCTCTTTCCCCCCAAATAGTTTCCTGTTCCTGATAGGCGACCTTTCCTTCAAGGGTAAACTTGTTACGCATCACATACATTACAGAATTAGTGATCGGCGTGCCGTCTGAGTTCCTACCGCCTTCAATCTCCATTAAAAATCTCTCGGCGGTTCCTTCGTTCATATCTACTCGCTGATACTTGGCCGGGTCAACGCAAACGCCGATTATAAATTCACCCGTAACTACATCGTTCACATTGTCTAATTGTTCTACCGATTTTCTAACCGGCTGGACAAAAATTGCCGGAAGATCGGCGGCTGAAAGTTCGGTAGGGTTGCCGAGGTAAAACCTCTCAATGTTCCGTGAATCGGATAATTGCTCTCTTAGTAATTCCAGAATTTTATCGGCTACAATGTTCATTTTCCCTTTAGGTAACTGTTAAACTCCTGAACGATATTCTCCCTTGTCCTTTGTGTTAATACAAGCATAGCACGGCGAGGTAATCTTTTTCTACTTCCCCTACTTTGATGATACATAAAATATGGGGAACGGCTGGTAATTAAGGCTCTTTTCTCGCTTACGGAAGAATAAAAGCTCTTTTTCAATGCCCCTGTCCTTTGTAATATCATATGCTCCCCACCGAAGCCAGCCCTTTCCCGACCTTTTACCGTTGATTCTGCTAATGGCTTCCAGCCACCAACAAGACCGCCTTCGGTAATAAAATTCTGCTCCACGTCTTTTAAGACGAGATTTGCCGAAGCGGAAAGCGGCTTTTTAAGGTTGCCGAGTTTAGAATGCTTTGTCAAAAGCAACCTGCTCAATTCCGGCACCCCCTCAATGGAAAATTTGAGCCTAAAATAATCAGCCATTAGAAATTATCCTTTAACTCAAACATTCTTTCATCATCGGTATCATCGGTGTTATCGTCCGGGTAATATGAAAGACCACCGCCCCTTCCTGTTTCTTCCTGATCGCTAGCGGTATCCTCGTCATATAGGGTATAAGTACCTTTTGCAAGACCTTTTAGCCTTTCTCTGGCATCTTTTATTCTGTTTTCGGCTGATTTAACCTTTACTTCGTTGCCGGAGTATTGATCAAGCCAGATAAAGCCAACGGCCAAATCCCTGACGATGTTCCTCAAGAAAGATGAGCTTTTGGTCAATGGGAACGTGTAACGTGTCCTTAGAGCCGCCCAAACCTCGCCCTGAGCATCTTGTCGGTATTGATCAATATAGCTGTCTTCTACCGAAAAGTTTTCTTTAAATCCGGCGGAATATCTTATCCTGTAAAGAGAAATCAGATCGGTTGAAGCCCCACCGCCGTATATCTCTTTAGCGTCAAGAGGTGAAGTTTCTACGTTCTCTGGAACATTCAGGTAGGTTGCCTTGTATTTATTATCCTGTGTTCCTTCGGAATCCTCAAAGAAAGTTCCTTGCGGATTATCAACTTCTATCTCTTTTGGCGACCCTTCGGAAGAAAGATGCTCCCAACTGTTAGATGTTGAATTCCAACGGTAGAAACGTCTTTTGTTATATAAAAACTGGAATACAGGGTCATCTTGATAGTGGGCATACAGGGTAACGCTATCAACCGTTACCGTTCTGTCTGTTTCGCTGACGCTAACAATTTTTCTCAGTTCGGCGGTTTCTTTGCCGTACTGGTTAATACAGAGGTATTTATTACCGACAAACTTGCTGGCATTTTTGACTGGGATAACTGTTACCCCAGCGGCAATATCCGAGCGGATCTCGCTTCTTTCTGTAACCGCTATGTCCGGCTCTAGGACTGCATTAAATTGCATTGCCATATTACTTCACCCCCTTTAAGGATAATTTGTCCTCGCAAAAGCCGTATCTCCGGCTCTTCTAATAAAATAAGCACTATCTAAAGTTACGGAAATGGTCAATGCTTCGTCTAGGCAAAGATTGCTACTCTTGCCGTTAATTTCTTCCTGCATTTCCATTTCCTCAGTTAATTCTAATAAATAATCCATTTTACATATATACCGTACGCATGAATCCCATCTGGGCGATTCTCTGCTGGGGTATCTCGCTGGTAATCATTTCTTCTGTAATGGCGATACTATCTGATTTTACTACGCAAACCTCAAACGCCTTACTTTCGGCAAGGGAAATAGTGTCGCTTAGATTTAGAGTGTATTCATTGACACCGCTATCCGAAACGCTGACCGAATCAGAAAGTCCGAGATGATATTCAACCTCTTTTTGAATACTATCCGAAATTGATAATGAATCGTAGAATCCTTTGCCGGAAACTGGCACTAACGATTCTAAAAAGCTAAGACTATCTGATTTCTTGGCGACTGGTTTTTTGGCAACCGCTTCTGATAGAGATAACGCATCGGCCAGCGTAACAAAGAAGTCAGAACCTTCAGAAGAATCCTCTGAGATACTAAGGCTATCTTGAAGGGCTTTGGCTAAATCTTTGCCGGTAATTGAATCTGATAGGGAAACACTTTCGGATTTATTGACCCCTACTTCTAAGGCTTCACTCTCAGCGAAAGAAACACTATCGGATATCTTTAGGCTTCCCTCATTGGCAAGAGATTCTAATATGGCCTCGCTATCCGTCTTAACAATCACCGATTTTTTAGCCAAACTTTCCGATAAATCAACACTCTCGGTCAGGTCTTTTTTATAGACGCTTTCAGTTTCTTCCGATTCGGAGATGCTTTGTGAATCAGCCAGAATAGTAGAGGCTTCTTTTGAGATATTTTCAGAAATTGGAAGGCTATCTTGTTCAGAAATCACCGCCTCTTTTGATAATTCTTCCGAAGTGGAGAGGCTATCATTCTTGGCAATACCAATGGCAGACAACTCGCTCTCGGCAATACTTATCGTGTCGCCTTTGGCGAGTGAGGCCGTTTTTTGAATACTCTCATCTAAGGCAAGCGAATCTTCAAGGCTAGGTTTAAATGAGGATTTTTCCGTTTCGCTTTCGGTAATGGAAATTGAATCTGAAAGCGAGCCGGAGTGTTTATTGGCTACGCTTTCAACGATGGCGATTGATTCTGAAAGAGCAATCTTAACCGATATGGCCGAAGCGTCTGAAATTGACTGTGAATCTGAAAGAGATTTTGCAGAAAGAATCGCCAAAGAATCGGCAAGGGAAATTGTATCTGATAGGTACTTATTACCACCACCTCCGGCACTAATATCTTCGGCAATACTGATTGCATCGGAAAGGGTAGTAGTAACCCCTTTGACCAAATCTTCTGAAATACTTATACTATCTGCTTCTGGTAGCGAAACATTGATCGCTATTTCGTCAAAGAGATCGCAGTCTGAGGATTGGACACTTGAGAATGAAACCGCCAAAGAATCGGCGAAGCTAATACTGTCGGAAAGTGATATCTTCCTGTCTGTCTGAGTTGATTCTGAATCGGAAAGGGAAATTGAATCCGTCAAACCTTTTACTACCGATCTTGAGGTTACGCTACCGACGATTGTGATACTTGAGGTGAACGGTTTAACGATCTCTTTAACGATTGCCTCGGCAATGGAAATGCTGTCGGCAATTCCCATCGTTGACTGATTGGCAAGAGTTTCAACAATTCCCAAGCTGTCTGATAAATTGACCGTTACACCCCTCAAAGAACCTTCGGCAAAGCTAATTGAATCCGAAAATGGTAATTGTGGGCTATTTACCGCCGATTCCGAAATTGAAATGCTATCATCAATGCCCCTCTCAAAAGTGGCATCTTTAGACAACGATTCTAAGATAGAAATACTGTCTGATAATTTTAGAGTTAGGACATTCGCAAAAGTTTCACCGATTGAAATTGAATCGGAAAGGATAACGGAAGGTGAATTTACGCCTGCCTCGCTGATGGAGATTGTATCCGAAACGGCTCTTTTAGCGTCAAACTTTAAGGCTAATTGATCTGTTTGCGAAACGGTATCGGCAAGGGAAACAACAGATTTTGAAACTAGGCCATCAGCAAAACTTATGCTGTCGTCTAGGGCTAAATTGGCAACTGCCTTTTGGGCTGATTGTTCGGAAAAAGAGATGCTATCAGAAACACTTTTTGAAATGGAAACCGCTGGGCTATCGGAAAAGGAGATACTATCAGCAAGACCCAACCCGGAAACATAATGAAGCGAATCGGAAAACGAAATGCTATCTGATTTTGCAACAACTTGGCCTTTAATCAAGGCATCGTCTATACTTTGCGAATCGGCCAAAGTTAGTCCGAATGATATTTTATCGCCGTCTGAAAAACTGATACTGTCGGCAAGCGAAAGTTTAAATACAACCGTTCTTTCCAAGCTATCACTAAAGGAAATTGCATCTGATTTGTTTAGAGATGTGCAGGAGTTGCACGCATCGGCAAAACTGATTGAATCTGCCAATGGGAATTTGAACAAAGCGGTGGGTGCATCACTCAGGGAAATCGTATCCGAGAGAGAAACCTTAATCGTAAATTTTTCAAGGGAATCGCTGAAAGAGATTGAATCGGATAAATTCGGCGAGATTTTAATTGTCAATGAATCTGAAAAGGAAATTGTGTCTGAAAGAGGAAACTTCATTAAAGAAGCTGGGCTATCAGCAAGAGAAATTGTGTCTGATAACGAAGCGGTAACGGCAAACTTATTTATAGCATCGGCAAAGCTAATTGTATCCGCAAGAGAAGGGGATATTTTTTTAACTAAACCGTCAGAGAAAGAAACGCTGTCAGCGAGAACGAGTTTGAAAGAAGTTTTTACCGCCTCAGCAAAAGAGATTGTGTCCGAAACAGAATTATTAAGGCCATAGTTGGTACTATCGCCGTATTTGAACGACCCATATTTCATTTATTTATCTCCGTTTTTTTACAGTTACAGTCCGACCCACTCCACCACCATTCTAGTTTCGGCGGCACCAGAAGCGACATCGGAGGTATCGTTTGCACCGTAGTTTTTGACGTAAAGTTCTAGGTAATCATCCTTTGTCAGTTGCCTAGAAGTAACCAGTTGAGGATTAAGGGATTCGGCGTAGGAAGTATGCAGTCCGCAAAACTCTTGACCAACGCCATTGACATATAGTCTTACCCGATACATCTTATCAGCCTCAATTCCTGCCGACAAGATACCGGCTTGAAGCGAAATGTGATAGGTGCCTGTTACTGGAACAACATATTTGTAGTTAGCAACATCAAAATTAGAGTTTGGGTCATATTCTTCCGCATCCAAATTGATCTTTGTCCAAACGCCATGACTAAGATTTTCCTGAGCCGCACTTAAATAGGCTTTTGCTTTGAAATAATCTTCGCCTCTTTTGAATCCCTGTGGCCTATCGGCATAAGAGTAATAAGGCAGGGTAATTGTGTCGCTGGCAAGGTCAACCTCTCCAGCAAGAGTTAAAGTCGTATCGGTAGAGAATGCTGCCGCTGAAACATAATAGTATTTAACGGCACTATCATTTGTGAGTTTGATCTTCGTTCCCTTCGGGAAGTTAGCAGTAACGTCTTTGCCTTCAATTTTTAGACTTGAAACTGAGACATAGACAAAAGTTTCTCCGGCCTCAATCCAGCCGTCCCAAGTTTTTAGAGCCGCTTGTATGGCCGCCCATTCTGAATTATCGGTGGCTGTTCCGGCAAGAAGAGTATTAACCGCAGGGGCTTGGTTAGAAGCACCAATGCCTAACTTGTCTTCTATATTGTTTAAATGTTTCGCCAGTACATCTGTGGAATTATCAACGGCATCTGTTTTGGCGGTAGGATAATCGGCCATTTTTATCTCCCTAAACTAACTACATAATGTTAGCCTTTTGGTTTTGATCGGTCAAGAGTTCCCTGTTTGTAACCGTCATCAAAGGCTCTTTTCATCGCATCAATAATTGTTAAAAGCGGAACTTGTTTAATATGATCGCAGAGTAAATCCCAATTAGCCCAAACTTTAAATCCTTTTTCCTTCACTCTTTCGCAAAAATAATAATCATGCCCGACTTCCCTAGTTCCGTCTGCTCTTACCTTATCCGCAAAAGGGTCTGGCAGAGATGATAAAACCTCCCTCGTCATCATCAGGCAACCAGCCCCAAGACCATCACACTCAACAATTCCTTTCCTTTTTTCCGCCGGAATTTGAACATAACCGCTAGGTGTCTTGTCCATCGCCAGCCATTCATAATGATTTACCCTCCAAGAAGGATACACTCCACCAACAACATCTAGACCAAGATCGGCCATTAAAACAGGATTAGAGAAAGGAACGGTGTCGGAATCAATAAATAAAAGATGAGTATGTTTTGTCTGCCTAAGAAAGTATTTAACAACCGTATTCCTGTTTGAATAGGTCGGGTTTATATTTGAGAAATGCAATTCTGCCCCAAAAGGGGTTTCATAAATCCATTTAGACAGTTTTGATTCAAGTCCTGTTACCGTTTGCCCTGTATGCGTAACGGCGACTAAGACGCTTTTTGTTTCCATATTGTTAAGCAAAATCCCTATTCCCTCCCAACCCAACGGCTAAAATACAACCGTTAATTTTTTTAAATCAATTTAGTTTTTAATTTTACCCAAAGGTTACTGTCCAAGTGATCTGTAAAGTATCGCTTGCACCTTTGTTAATAACAGAAAACGTCTGAGCACAGAGCAAAGTACCAGAATCAGCCGTATGGCTGTTAAAAATACCAGCTTCCGTAATTGCTCCTGTTCCATCTCCTGCCGCCCAATCGCCGACATAGACAACTTTATTATCATCACCGCCAGCACCTTGCGTGAACGAAGTTAAAGTGTTCCGATCAAGTTCACCTCCAAGCTGAGTATCGCCCGCAGTCAACTCAACAGCAGAAGTACCAATCGCCATATCGGACATTGGGTCTTCACCGGGAGTAGACGCCATCTGATCAGCAACGTGAGCATCGCCAACATCGGTAAAGACGTTGTCAAAATCACGAAGTTCCTTCACCCGGCCGACCTCATCACGAAGTACAGCACGGCCATGACCAACAATATCTAAAGCATTTTTCATATTTTTCACCTCCTTCCTATTTAAAAAATAAAGTAATTTACTTTTTTGAAGCTATCTTTTTCAGTTCATCTGCCTCAAGGCCAAATCCTTGTTTTTTTAAGTCGTCTTTCGTGAAGCCACGCTTTTTCAGCTTCTGGAAAGAATCATCACTTACAACGGCCTTGCCATTCAAAAAGATAACCCCCATCTCGGCCTCTTTGCCGTCAATCTTCCTTGTGAGTTTAATTCCCATTCTATTTCACCCCCTTTTCAATTAAAGAAATCATCTTGGCCTTGCTTTTCCCCTCAAGGCTTTTAATTCCTTTTGAGGCACCATATTCAAGAATCTCTTTAATTGTCCAGCCAACATCGGGTTTAACTTCTGCCTTTTGTTCTACTGGTTCTTTTTTAACTTCCTCAGCTTTTTTTTCAACAGGTTTTGGCTCTTGTGCAACTGGTTGCACTTCTTTAACCTCCTCTACGTTTCCGGCGAAAATAATTTGTCTGGCCTTTTCGTCTGGAAGTTCAAGAGTCTGGCCTTCTTTGTAGAAGACGTCATTGTGTTTGACGCCCCCTCTAGTAACTTTGACCAACATAAGCTATCACCTCCCCTCTAAATACCGCCATGACAGGCGGATTTCCATTTAATCATTCCCCACCATACTTCTTGGGTTACATCGTAAACGATTTCACCATCGGCAAATGAAACCGTGTCTGCCAAAGACTTAACTACATCAATGGCTTTTGCATCGGCCAAAGAAAGAGTGTCGGCAACATTCAATCCGGCGGAAATTGCCAATGCTTCGGCAATAGAAAGAGTATCGGTTAATCCTTTTCCGGCTCTTGTGATAATTTCTTCTTGAAATGTTTGAAGATCAAATAAATTGTGTTTGAAGGTTGTTCCCACACCGTCAACAAGGTGAATTATCCTCGTAATCGTTTCAGAAAAGCTGGTGCTATCTTGCAAAACCGGCTTTATCGCCTTGTTTATTGCCTCAGCGATTGAATGAGAATCTGCCAAAGATCGGTAAAATTCAGCCTCAAAAGCCTTATCGTCAGCGATACTTATTGAATCTGAGGCTACTTTAACCCCTGATTTTGCCAAGCCGTCAGACAAAAGAAGGCTGTCAGTAATAGCCCTGACAGCCCCTTTTGCCGTCTGCTCTGCAATATCAAGCTGATCTGTGGTTCTAAGACTTGAATCGTTGGCAAAACTTTCACCAATTACTAAAGAATCACTATTGTCTTGATATATTCTTGCCATTTTTAAGCACCTTCTGTTAAATCAGTTTCTACATCTTCCTCAATGGACATTGAATCGGTTAATTCCTCGGTAGGAATTGCCTCTACTATATCATAACCGGCTTGGACATTAACATTTCCTATTGCGGAAAGATTAACCTCAAGACTGGTATTAGGGGCTAAAATCCAATAAGAACCGATCAAGTTCAGGTTCCACATTGAGCCATATTGAGGCATAGAATTTTTAAACTTCTCTGCACCGCTTACGCCTTCCTGCAAAGAAACAACAATTTGGCTTGACCCCACATTATTGACCATTAAAGTCTTAATTCTGAGACATTTCCCAGCACCCGGAGCGGCAATCACCGTTGTTTCGTCTTTGGCGGTTGCATTGACCGAAGCAGGGTAATAGGCATTGCCCTCATCAACCACCGCCCTTGCCACCTCGTCATATCTGGGGGCACGGTAGGAAGCATAATCTCTTGACCTCAAACCTTTCGGTTCAAAATCAGAAGCATCTAGTTTTGCTTGACTAGCCATAAATAATCACCTCCTTTATTTTTTGTATTTTACTTGTCGGCTATTCAGAGGCGACAGCACGACAAAACTATTTTAATTAAGACGTATAACCTCCGACCTTCTTTGGTAATTCATCGCTGATATATACAACGACTTTATCCGCAGAAGCATTACATTCAGTTGTCGGGTCATACACGCATTTCTCTACTTCATCGGCATCTCTGGTTAAAACGGCTCCGCCAGTATCGGCAGAAGTACCGCTGGTTTCAGAAATAACAGAGGTAGATAAAGGAATGCTTTGCAAACCTAGTTTATCGGTAACACCAACAAACACGCTTTCGGAAGCGGCTTTAACAGGCAACTGAATGCTCGTAACAGTCTTGAAGGCTTTAACACCAGCAACGGCATTAGTTCCGTTTAAGGCAATCGTGTCGGTAATGGCTTCACCCCTGATATTTGTTCCGGTAACAACCACGTTCCCGGTAGCGGCTCCATCAGAATCAACGCATAAAAGTCTGGGGAAATCCGGGTTAGTAATCCCGGTGGTAATTGTCTGAACCGCAGTCGTTAATAACGTGGAGGCCAAAACAGCAGTTCCGCTAGGAGCATCAGGAGCAGTCCATTTCTGGACAACAACATAAGCCTTGCCCATAAATTTGTGAGCAACATAGACAGCATACTTATTTTTAAGAATCATTGTTTCTTTTCACCTCCTTTCAAGGATAAACAACTTTTTAGGATTGGGATATTTAATCGTTTAATCCGACCCCACCCCTTTCTTAATGGTCGGGAGGAGAGGTAAAGGGCTAGTTCATCCTCTCCTACCCAACCACCAATTTCAAACAACACTAGGCAATAACCGTGGTATAGAGATAACCACAGGCCGCACCGACTACCTTTTCATCTCTAATCTCACCTGTTTCTATAAAATCACCTTCTCTACCTTCTTCACGCCATTTTTTGGTTCTAAAACCTCTACTTTGGAATTGATAGCCGAAGGAAATCTTTTTAAGACCAGGGGACGGTTGAGAATAAAGTAGTGAAACCGATTTGCCCCAAATGTAACCAAGACTTTCAGAAGCACCCTCCATAGAAGAATCATAAAGGGCTTTACCGACCAAAATTTTATCAACCTCAAAAAGAGAAGCTAATAAATCGGCAGTAACAAGACCTTTCTGGGTGTACTTAATTCTTTCAAGAACGTCAGGGTGATCAAGTAATTTGTTAAAAACCTGATAACCGATAACCATAACATTTGGAGTTTTACCAGAAGCGGCATGAACAGTCGCTTTAGCACTACGCACATCGCCAATAGGGTCGCTACCTGCGTAATCGTCCCAGCAGTTTGCCCCGGACAAGGCAGAGGTCTGAGTACCATAGTTAGCAGAACCAAAAACAATGTCTGCTACTCTTTTCTCTCGCCCCAACATGATCAACTCTCCAAGATTTTCCGTGGTATCAACATCCATATCTAACGGATTGTCCGCATTATCACGAACCCGGTCAGCAACAAAATCTTTCAAGGCGTATTCCTCGCATTGATAGGTGGAAGTGCTAACATTCCAGTCCACTTCATTTGCTTCTGCACCAGCGGCTCTTTTTGACTGCGGTAGCCTCCAGTTACGAGTATAAATGTAATACTTATCTGATTCCTTTTTGACAGGAACGACAGGTAAAACTTGGTCGGCGATCATTTCGTCATTAGAGTATCTAATAGACACTCCAGATAAGACGGAATCAACGTGAACATCTTTCTCGGTGGGATTTGAAAATTTCATCTCACCGTTTAATTTTGCAATTTCCCTCATCGTTAAAGATTGAGAGTATTGCTTAATCGCTTCGCTGTATTTCATATTTTTCACCTCCTTTCAAACTTACAAAAAGTTTCTATCCTAATTTGAACCTTAACTTTTTTTAGTTAGATTCATTGGCCTGCGAAACGCCACCCGGAGTAATTAAAACTTCAATCACTCCGTTATTACCAGTCGCATTGTCCTCAAGGGCAATACCGATAACAGACTTTTGATCTGCATCTGCTGGCGTACCTTTGCCGGAACTAGACATAATCTTTTCTCCGGCATCGCAAGCGGCGGCCATGATCAATTTAGAGGTTCCACCTATCGCAACCGAAGCGGCTTCTCCGTCTGCAGGTTCATTTTGTAGAATACCTACAACATGAGTTCCTTCAGCGGCAGGCGTCCCGGCCTTGATCACGGTGTTGCTAGTCCCTAGTTCAATCATAACTGCATAATACTGGCACGAAGATAAATCCTCACCAGCAACGAAAGACTTAACAATCTGATTTGATGCTTGACTCATTACTACTCACCTCCCTTCCTAAAAAAAGTTAATTTTTTCCCGATTTATTTAAACAGATCGGGGCTTTGCCTAGAAACAACTTTCAAGGCTTCGCTGTATTTCATGTTCTTGTTATTGTTAAGAACCTCGGCAACGGCGGAATCAATTTTTGATTGTTTTCCATCATTAACCGAAACCCCTTCTCCCCCCTCTTCTTTGAAGAGTTTGGCAGAAACTTTAGGAAGCTCTTTCAAGAACTCAGAGAATAATTGCGAAACTTTGGGACTGGCGGCCATCAAAATATCAGCCGCTTTTTCCTTGTTTTTCGGCAAAAGAACACCATCGGGATTGCTTTCAGAGAACACGAAACCTGACACCTGTTCTTGAACTTCTTTAAATCTAAGTCTTTTCTCAACAATTCCTAACTGAGATTTAATCTCGTTCATTTGTTTAAGATGTTCGGCTCTGGAAATGAAGTTTTCGCTACCTTTCACTTCTTTTTCTTCTTCTTCATCTCCTTCCTTTTCGGTATCCTCAGCATCCTTAGCTGGCTCAGCCTTTAATTCTTCGTATGCCTTTTTCTCGTCTTCGCTGGCATCTTCGGGAAGAACAAAAGCCGGGTCTTCTGCTAATTTGGCTTTAAGTTCGTCTTTGGTCATTCTATTTTCACCTCCTTTCACTATTAAATTTCCGGTAAATCCGGCAAACATATTTTCTGATAAAGCAACAGGGGCAAGGCTTTTGAAATATGGCCTATTCGTCAACGCCCCACCTAAAAGAACATTGTCAAAAATCTCATGGGTTTCCAAGTCTTCATATTGAAATTCAAACTCTGGCGAAAAGTATTTAAAAATGCCGTCTTTGATTAGCTGTGTGCCTAATTTTGTCCATTCAACCGTTGCTTTTAACTTGGCCTTCCCATCTTCAAAAACCTTTTTCATTGACCTGAACCACCCAGCCGCACCTTTCTCCGGCATATGCTCTTGGTCAACGGCAATATCAACCTTCCTTACTTTATCGTCAAAAGAATTTATAAACCGATCAATGTCTTCTTCGGTAATAACAATCGTGCCATATTGAGGATGTTCCCACTCGCCGGAATGCAAAATCTCAATTTCTGAAGTTTTATCTCTTGAAGAGAAAGTTTTTTCGTTAAGTTCTATTTGGGGGATAAGTTTTTTTAGTTTCGTTTCAGAACCTTTGACCAGTTCCCCTTCTTTTTCAACATATCCCTGCCCCTGAAGATAGGCATTGACTTCCGAAGCCTCTTTCTTAGTTTTTACTTCACCCGGATATGATTTACCGTTAAGATAACAAACGTGCATATACTTATCTTTTTCTCCCTTGACGGCGATTGTCCTCACTCTACCCCCTCCCCTAACGCAATTTTCAAAATCAGCAGGAAATTTTAAAGCCATTTTGCCCTCCTAAATAATCATAGCACATTTTTATAATTCAACCCCCATTTTTTATATTCTTTAAAAAGTTAATAAAATGAATTGTCGCCCAAAAAACAGACGAGGGAGTTAAAATCAGATCGCTAAATAACGCTCTGTCCTTACCAAAAATACTTGAGTGCATTCCGGCCAAAAACAATCCGCAGGCAATAACGACATCACCTAAAAACAGGTAATTATTAAACCTCCCCTTGAATATCCCACGCATTGAGGAAATAACAATCAACGAATAGGATACCAAACGCAGGTAATCTAGAAAGATATCAAAAAATCCTATCATCTTTTAAGTCCTAAATAGGTAGCGATTGCCCCGATTATGGTTGCAAAAACAGTCTGAAAAATAGCCAGATTACCGATCTTCGCGTTGATCACTAAGACGCTATCTTCATTAGCCGAAACCCTTTTAGTTGTGCTTTCGCAAAACTCTTTATTGTCTTTTTTAAAGTCTTGAAAGTCTTTGGAAAATGCCTCAAACTTCGTCATTAGAACAGCTACGCTCTCGCCAACTTCATTTATTGTGTGTTCATCCCTTGACATTTTAACCTCCTTTCCGTAAAGACGCCCACGCCATACGGCATTTTTCTCTTGCCAGAACCAGCTAACGGATACTCAATATCCTGAAACTCCCAAGCCGAAACCTGCGATTGTGGCCTAAGACCTTCGGGAATACCTGTAAATGGAGGCGGATTTTCTTCTTCCTTCATAATCGCCACCCAGATACAACGGCAAGCAAAATGAACCTCCCCCGGATGATAATCGCTGAATGCCTTGTCATCAACGCCGATCACCCTGCCGTCCATGCTGTAACAATAATTGCAAGTATGTTTATCAAGAATGGCTGACCACTGATAACCGTAAATATCATTTTTAAAAGATTCAAAAGTGAACGCCCTACCATTGTTTATCTCCGAAGAAGTCAAAAGTGAGGCCGTTGCTGGGACGCTTCGCTTGGCAAATTCGTCAAAGCCAGCATTAACCCTAGCAACAGCCTCGTCATCAATTACTTGAGGATCCATCATGGCAACGGCGGCAATCCCCTTTAGAGTTTCCATCATTTTCTTTTCATGGAAATTCGCCAGAGAGAAAGCCCTTTCGTTAATCCTTCTGACAATGTCCTCACCCGTAGATGGGGCTGGACGTTTAATTTCATAACTTGATTTTAGTTTCCCAAATTCAAAGAGTTTTTTCATTTCCTCCTGAAACATTTGGGCGTAAATACTTTTAAGCGTCCATCTCAATCTATGAAGATCAGCGAAATCATTTCGCTTGATCGCACTTTCAAACATGGGTAAAAGTTTTGTCTTTTCCCTGTTGAGGATAGAAAGCATTTTCCTATTTAAGTCAAGTTCGGCCTTGTCCATGTAATCTCTGATCTCGTCAAAGTGGACATTCTTCTCGGCCTTCGTCAATTCCCTTTTCTTTTCCTCGGAAAACTTTTCTTTTTTAAACGTG